GTCGTTTGGAATTTTATTATATAATTTATTGGGCTGTATTTTTAGGTGGTAAATAGCATATGATCAAAATAGATGAAATCAGAATGTTACACATAGAATTCAGCAGCTTGTGTAATGCCAGGTGTCCACTCTGCCCCCGTAATTTAAATGGTTATCCTTATAATGGTGGATACAATGAATGTAATCTAAGTTTTGAAGTGGTTAAAAACAGATTCTCTCCTGAATTCATAGGTCAACTGACTTGGGTATTGGCCAATGGTAACTATGGTGATTTCCTATTAAATCCTGAATCACTGGACATCATAAAATATTTTCGCGAGCATAATCCCAACGCCACCATAGAAGTAAGCACCAATGGCAGTGCAAGAAATACAGAGTTTTGGCAAGAGCTGGGTCAAATACCTGGAGTGCTGGTAAGATTTTGTATAGATGGCATAGGTGACACTCATAAACTATATCGTCAAGATACCGACTATCATAAAATCTTGGAAAATGCTAAAGTTTTTATCAAAGCTGGTGGCCATGCTACTTGGAAGATGATAATATTTGATCACAATAAACACCAGGTCCCTTTCGCCAGCCAGCTCAGTAGAGAGATGAATTTCCGGAATTTCATAACCGCGGACCAGGGCAGAGACTTTGGTCCAGTGTTCGATAGAAGTGGTAATCTGGTAAACATACTGGGAAATTACACTGTGCCGGTGCGCGATGTATCTCAACCACTATCCTGGATTAAAAACCATGATTACAGTAATATCATAAGTGAAGATCCAGAAAGAAAGATAAGTTGCGAAACAAAAAAAGACAAAAGCATTTATATAAGTGCTGATGCCAAAGTCTATCCTTGTTGTTATCTGGGCTTTAATCCTGAGAGTTATGAAAGTGGTTGGTTGGGATTCGTAAACAAACAAATCAAGACATATATTAGCAACAACAGTTTGTTGGAAAATGATTTGGCCACTTGTTTGGAATGGTTCCAACGTGTGGAAGACAGCTGGAATATAGACAAATATTCGGAAGGTCGATGTCGGCAATGTGACCACTCTTGTAAAATACAATAAATATTGCTGGAGTACACATATTGCGTAAACAAACTCGCAGCATTTTGGATGAACTTAGCAACATCGGTACCAGTAAAAATACTGAACTGGTGCTGGAAAGTCGCGCCAATCATATAATCAATAGTGCTATCAATCTGTTGAACACTATCAAAGAACAGTATGATGAACCTGAAGCTGCCGAACTGGAACGCAGATTATTGAACAGCATCCGCAATCAAGACCCAGACAAATTCATACGTGGTCTCAGGAAAGTAAATGAAAGCAAATGAGATATTGGAAGCCAGCTATGACGTGGATCAACCAGGCTCGCCTGCGTTCAATAAAACCAAAGACTATTTCAAAGGGTTACTGAATAATGTACCCAAGGTAAACGGTGCTGGTTCTGCCATTAGTGTGACAGATTTTGCCGCCAATGCGGTCAAAAGCATAGTGGATAAACATAAAGATTACTTTGTGACTGCTCCATCGGCTGATCCGCAAAGCATCAAAGCACATCAAAAACTCACAGATGCAGAAAATAAAATAAAGACCATAACCGATATAAACAACATCAGCACAGCACTGCTGGATCAAATAGCCAGTGATTTTGCTGAAGCCTATTATGAAGGCAGACTGTTTGTCAAAGGACCAGCATCTGGTGTTGCAACCAGTGCCAGCGGCAATATGGCCAAGATACGAACTGTGCTGGGAACCGGCCCTGAACGTGATGAATTCCTGCCCAATCTGCTGAAAATACTCAAAGACCCCACAGCTACCAGACGCTTGGCCTTCGATATGGAAAACCGTTACGGAATCGTTCCCACACCATAATCACTGTGATTTCTCTTATCTTCATAAATAATTACAGCGTAACAACGCAATTTTTTGGAGAAATAAAATGGCAGATTTTTATCGTGTAAATGGTACAGCAGGTACTGCTGGTACATTCCAGAGCTTCATTGGTAAGACACCAAAGTGCTTCGGTGGTTGGATTGCAAACGGCAGCAACTCAGCTCAAGATCTTCGTTCAGAAGTAGCAGTAAACCTGGCTGTTCCAGCTATCCTGACTGCACTAGAGTCAAACACTACTGTACTTGCTTATCAGATTGAAAACACAACTGGTGGTAACATCAGCGTGATGCTTGAAGGTGCAAGTCACCTGTCAGCAAGTGATATCCAGGGTATCATCCGTGGCAACAGCCCTTATGGTAACAACGCAGTTGTAGCAACTGGTTCAATCATCACTGACGTTGGTTTCAAATTAAACACTGTCTAATTTGGATAAAATGTAAAAGTCAAAGGTCGGTTCGCCGGCCTTTTTCTTTGACTATTATAAGCTACTATAAGTATCACAATGATCAGATGCTTTAGTTTATGGGATATCACTGCCAACGGTAATATCAATCAGAAGAGAAATTGGCACACACTATTGCAGAGTCTGTATATCCGTACTGAAATCATTATCCTGAATATGCCTAAAAAAATCCACAGAGACATCAGCTCACTGGATTTTGGTGATCATTACACTGGCAACCATGCTGTGTGGATATTTGATTTCAGTCTGGATGATGCACCTGAATCCTCAGACACATTACATTCCATCATGTCAGATGTTGATCTCATACCCATGATCAGTAGTCTGGAAAACACTGCTGAACTGCATAAAAATTACACCATAACACAAGGTCCAGACAAGAACATATGCTTTTTTCCCATCACCATCGCTGATAAATAATTGTGCGATGCGCGGAGAACCTGATGGGTATTTTAGCAGATATAGAAAAGAAAAGTCTGGAGGCCCACGTGGAACTCTGCGATGATCGCTATGACAAATTGGATGAGAGAATGGAAACTATGGAAGCACGCCTACAAAAGGTAGAGTCCATAGTGAGTGATATTAAAAGTATGTTAATCGAAAAAGAAACACTGGCTTATAAAAAAATAATTGGCATCGGCATCGGCTTAATTGGCTCACTATTGACAGCACTACTTGGACTAATCTTATATGTGGCTAAATCGCACATATAATTGACATCATGTGATATTGTGTGTATATTGATAACATGAACAAAACATCACAGCAGTATCACAAAGTTCAAAAATTCATCAAAGAGAATTATCAAGACATTGCAAACAAGGGTGTGGTTACGGTTGTAAACACATCCAAAGGTTTTCGTGTGGGCAATGTCAGTGTGATTGACACTGGCAATACCTGGACAGTGCGTAATCATGCTGGGGTCAATTTACACGAACTAAACCAGAAAAGAGTGGCTATCATCGTGGCTGCACTCATACACAAGCGCAGTTATGATAAAGCAAAACATGCTGCAAACATGGATAAAACCTATGACATCTATTATAAAGATGTAAAATTATACGAAGAACTGGTAAAAAACAGTCCTGATAATCCGATATATGCTGCCAGACTGGAAAATGCCAGAAATAAAGCAGATTCTTACAAACAGTTGTTGGGCGAATTTGAAAAAACGGCCGACCTTCAATAAATAACCGACATGCAAGGACAATAATATGTTTGTTAAAGAATTTGGCCAGACTTCGGCTCGTGAATTAAACCAGCAACTGGAAAAAGTTTACAAATGGCAACTTGATCTGAATCAGATTTCAGAGTCTGATAGCGATAAAATGCTGGGTAGCCTGTACGGAAAGATTAAAAAAATCCGTGGTACTAGCCAAGCACATCATGCAGAACGTAATCCAGAATTTATGGAAGCAGTAATGGTAAGCAAAGTATTGGAATCACACAAAGCAGAACTTGCTGGCCGTCGCCAGAAGTTAGCAGAGTTTCATAACAATCTACAAAAGTTCATGGCAGTAACTGAGCGTGAACTTACACCAGCAGAACTTAAAAAACGTGAAAAATATGTCATGGGCATGAAGCCTCATAAAGGCGATTTTGAAAAGCGTTATGGTAAAGATCGTGGCGAAGGCGTCATGTACGCAACTGCTGCTACTATGGCCAAGAAAGAAAGCGTGGGCGAGGCTATCCAAGTCATGCGTTTTGCTTTAACTGAAGGGGAAGTAGAAGCTGCTCGTGTTACAATGGCTATCCGTGATATGGTAGACAACATGCAGGACCTGGTTGAAAAACTGGGCAAGATGCAGAACGAACAACTGCCCAGTCTGGTATCTGCCATGAAAGACGAAATCGGCATGGACCAGGCCAACCAGTTCAATACAACTGCTGGTGATGCACTACGTGCTGTCATGGATGCCATCACAGCTAGCCGTGACACCATGGACAATGCTAGCCGTGGTGTATATGGTAGTCAACCCATGGATACTGGCGCTGATATGGGTGCTGAACCTGCCCCAGATATGGGTGCTGAACCAGCTGCTGATATGGATGCAGGTATGCCTCCCATGGAGCCTGAATCAGAACTTGATGCAGCAGATACAGCCACCGGTGGCGATGCTGAATTGGGTCGCGGCAAGCGAGTTT